GCAATTTGTTAAAGATGTTACAGCGTTTGTTGATGCACTAGGTTATGACCACCCAGGCATCATACTTTCGCTTGCACAAATTCCTTGGGAATCAGATTATGACAGAGATGGCTTTATAGATTACCTAACACGGGAGGCATAACTGTGCCTAACTATTGGGATTCTATTAAACAAGCAATTAGTAACGCAGTCGGTAACGCAGTTGGTGCCGTTCCACAAGCAAGTATTTCCCTCGCTGGTGGTCTTGCTCAAAAGCAAGCAAGTCAGCTATCTCCTGGTGTAAGCATTCCTACTATTGCGGACAAACCTAAAGCTACCATTGGTGAACTTTCTAATAATATAGGTTCCAAGGCAGTTGGTACCGTTACTAAGCCAGCAGAAGTAATACGCTTAGATACTGCATTTAACCTTGGTTTGAAAGAAGTAGATCAGTTCTACCAATGGGCATACCCAAAGATATCACAACCTATTAGCGCGACTGCTCTTGTAAGTGCTGATGTTGTTGCAGGTGAAGGTCTTAACCTTGTAGAGAACTGGAAGCTTGCAAAAAATGTTAGCCCTGGGCAGGCAATTACTGCACCTTATGTAGAACTTTTTAATCCTGAATTTGACATTGCTTCTCCATCAGATCGTAAGAAAACATTTACAGATAACGTCTTTGGAAAACTTACAAGTGGTGGTCTTGATGGATTGGTTAACTGGTTTGCAGATCCATTAGTCATTGGAGGTAAAGCTCTTAAGGCTGCTCGTATAGCAGGATTTATTCGTCCTATTGAATCTGCAGAAGACATTGTTCGTCTTCGTTCAGAACTTGATATTCACGGTATGTATGTAAAGTCTAACGGTGTTGTTGGACGCGAAACCCCAATGGGTGTTGTTGCTCAACGTCTAGTTGGCAAAAACGCTGCAGAAGCAGCAGATGATATCTTTATTAGAAATACTACTAACCCATTTTTAATGGCAGGTCTTGTTGGCGAAGCAAAAACCTACGAGGATGTAGCAAATTTTATTGCAGCAGCAGCAGGTGATACAAACTCATTAGACAAGATTGCACTTACTCGCGCATCTATTGCAGATGAGATTCAACGTTCTCAAGATATCTTAGATCCTATTCAAAAGCGCTACAACACTATTGAGTGGGGCGCTGGAGTTAACATTGAACAGCATCTTCCTACAGTTGAAGAGTATGATCGTCTAAGCAGAGTCCTTGATGACCTTAAATTACGCGATACTAACCTAGAACGTGCTATGTCTGAGTCTATTGGTGACTACCGTGTTATCAATGAGTACACATCAGCAGCCGATGTTAACCTATTTAACAAAAATATCGGTGTTGCAGTTGAAAAGGCACGTGCTAGAGCATCTGACCTATATCACGATTTCAGTTTCTACACAGAAACGTTCCAAAAGTCTGCATTTACTCGTCCAGTTGTAGTTATTCAAGCAGCGTTTAACAAGTTACCACGTGGAATTGTACGTATTGACGGTGGCCCTGTAGCAGATTCATATAGTGAGATTAAATATGCGCTTAATTCTGTTAAGCCACTACGCGATATGAGATATATCGAAACTAAAAATGAACTTGCCAGAGAATATATGAATGCTCGCAATGCTACTGAGCGTATGGCTGCAGTTGAGAACATTGAATCTGAACTTGCAGATATCATTGCACTTGAAAATGGTTTAACTATTGAAGAAGCACAGCGCTGGTACAAGGTTTATGGCAGCGTTCGTCGTGGAATGATGGATAGTTTTTCACAAAATGGTTTCTGGGTAGATGATGCAAACAAGTTAATCACTTCCCCGTTTTGGAAGTCTGAAATGCCTAACGTGGTTCCTATGATGGACTTTAATGACTTTGATAAGTTCCTTAAAATCTATAAGAATGTCCGTCCTTATGGAGAAAAGGCTACAGAGGCAGCACTCAAGGCACGTCAAGCAGCCGGTGAAGTAGAAGATATGTTTGATTTTGCTAACTCTTTATTTAAGGCTTCAGTACTTACACGTATGGGTTACCCAATTCGTAACACAATTGACGGTCAACTTCGTGCAGCACTGGCATTAGGTGCTCTTGCTAAAACAGATGGTATGATTAAAAACCTAGCATCTAACACTAAGACTCGTGCCATTAAAGCTACAAACTTTTTTGAAGAGACAATTGGTTTAGAGAACCCAAGTCAATTACGTGACCAGATTGGCAAGTTAGTAACTCAACGTAGCCAGACTATTGATGTGCGTAATAGCATATTAGATGAGATCACACCTACACAGTATTACGCTGGCGCTGCAGGTACATTTGGCAAGGCAGTTGACCCAGGAATGGTTGAACTAGCTTTATCATCTAAGACAAAGCCTTTGCTAACACAGAAGCAGCGTGATATTTACTTTGAATTAAGCAAGAAGCAGAAAGATCAAAAGGGTCTTTTGTTTGGTGCTGATAAGGACAAGTTTAAGGAAATACAAGCTAAGGCTTATGGCCAGTATGTGCGTCAGGAGATAGTTCCAAATCTTCCTAAAGGCACAACTTTAGTTTATGCAGATTTTCCTAGTGGAAAAGTTTTCTACAAGATTCCTGGAAAGCAAACTCGTTTACCACAGGGTGCAATTCCAGATATTCAAACACGTAAAGGTTTGCCTTCTTCAATTTTAGCAGATGAGTTAGAAGCATCTGGTAAGTTTAAGATGCGTGGTAAAGGTCCAATTGAACAACCTGATATCCGTGTTATTACTTCATATGAGATTTCTAAGGGAATGAACTATGAAGATATTGCTGATCTTTTAGGTGAGCAACAGATGAACCGTATCCGCATTTACCAAGATATGGTTGATAAGTATGACAACGAAATCCTTGATAGAATTGTTCAATCACAGAAACTAACAACACGTCGTGCTGAACTTAAAATTGTTCGTTCTGGTGAAGGACAAGATCTATATACATCACCATCTGGTGTAAAGATAGAGGCTAACGGAGCATTTGCAGGCCCTAATGGTATCTTGCATCGTCAAGATGCAGCAAGTGATAACACACTTAACTGGATGACAGAAGGACAGACTTACCTTTCATACGATGCTATGAAGGGTATTGAGTCACGCAGCTATGCAGGAAAGTTAAGCCAAAGCCGTACGGTAGTTCAACCTACTGATCCTCAATACTTTAACGAGATGTCAGTATTTGCTAATCGTATCTTGCGCCAAGATCAACTTGCTATGCGTATCCTTCAGGGACAGGGTGACAGTGAAATCGCTGGATGGTTACGTCGTGATGGTAAATTTTACTTACGTGAAATCAATGCTGATGTTGCTTCAGACCAACTTAGATCTCATATCTCAGAAGCACGTTCTCGTATTTACAAACTGTTTCCAGATCAGCAAATGCGAGCACTTGTTGCACGTGAAGAATTAAGCCCAGAACAATTTGATGCCTTGATGCGTGGTGCTCCAAATCTTGCACCTATCGCTGGACGTTCTTTTGTTGATGATACCTTGCGTTATGATAAGGGAATTATTAAAAGTTCCATCAATACTGCTATATCAGGAGTATTCAAAGCTATTGGTTCTACACCTGAAAACAATCTTGTAGCGTGGCCTTTCTATGAAAGACTTTACAAGAAGAATCTTCAAGCTGAGATTGACATTGCAGAGGGACTAGGTAAGAACCTTCAAGATCCTCAATTGATTATTCAGTTACAACGTACTGCACATTCAGCATCACGTAAAACTGTTAATGAAACTTTGTACCGTATGACGAACAATACTGGTATCTCAACAACAATGCGTTTCTTGGTTCCATTCTTTAATGCACAGTATAACGCTGTTAAGGTTTACGGAAAGTTCTTCCTTCAAGATCCTTCACGTATTGCTCGTGCATCACAAATCTGGAACCTTCCAAACCGTATTGCTACAGTTGTAGATGAAGAGGGCAAGGAAGTTCCACCAGGAACGCCACCATCAGTTCAGCAGTATCTACTGTTTACAATTCCAGAAGGCGTACAAGGAAGATGGGGCATCCCAAAGGGATATCAAATATCTATTCCTAAGAACAGTCTTAACGTATTCCTAACAGGAGAAAATCCTCTTGCTCCTTCATTTGGAATACCTGTAACTCTTCCAGCATCACTCATTGCCAATTCACGTCCAGACCGGATTGATAGTGCAAGAAACTTTTTAGTAGAGTTCACTGGTGAAACAACAGCTACTGTTATTATGAATAGTATTTTGCCATTTGGCAAAGCCCCAGCAGATCCTTGGAAGTTATTGCTTCCAGCAGCAGGTCAAAAGTATGAGACGCTAAAAAGCGGTTTAGATGACCCAAGTTTTGCAAATGCAGTTGGTAGCGCTATGAAGACCCAGTACTACGAGTGGGATCAGAATGGTCGCCAAGGCCCACAGCCTGATTTCAAAGATGCAATTAAACTAGCCCAGCAAATCTACAAGATTCGTATGGCTGTAAACTTGACGTTGCCATTTACATTTACATTCCGTCCTGAATGGCAACCAATTATTGATGACTACCGTCGCGCTTTGCAAGATCCAAAGGTTGGAAAAACAAAGGTTGACGACTACATCTTTGATAAGTACGGTGATATTGGTTATATTATGACAGCGCCTACTAGCAAGAATACAACTAACTTGCTTACAACATCAGGTGCTGTAGTAAACCAGCGCAAGTACAATGCTTTACTGGGTGAAATGGATAAGCTTAACACTCCAGGCTTAGTAGGTTTTATTGCTAACTTTGGCAACAACCAAGATAAGTATTCAGAGGCTGCTGCTAACTATTTCCGTGATAAGTCAGTACGTCCTGGCGGACAGATTAAATACACTGAACGCCGTGCTACTGAAGACATCTTAGCTGATCGTGAAGAAAGTCTTGGTTGGAACTACTATACAAAGTTTGCAAAGCAACGCGATGCAGTCCTTGCTCAGTACGGAATTAAAAGCATTAATTCAGAGGCTGCTCGACAACTAGGTATTGCAGATGAATGGGAAAAATCAGTTCAATCTATTATCACTTATCTACCAGCTTGGAAAGAAGCCTACGATAACTCTGTAGGTGACTTTACAAAAACCAAGCGTTATGTCAAGGGTCTTATTAAGATCGTTCAAGATGAAAAATGGATGGGTCAGTACGGTAAAACAAACACAATGCAAGCAGTTTCTGATTATGTTCTTAATCGTGATTACTTAGCTCGCGAACTTGCAAACCGTAAAGCAAATCTAGGTACCAAAGGTCTTTCAGATCCAGCCAATGCGGATCTTAAAAATGACTGGGATGAATACATTTTACAGATGAAGTTATGGGATAATGGATTCGGTGATATGTACACACGCTACTTAGAAAACGACAACTATGAGGTGATTGACTAATGTCTTGGACTAAAGACAGTACTGGTAAGTTAACCGTTTGGAAGCCAGACGGTATAGGCAACCCAAATGTAATTGGCGACAACGCAACACCAAAGCCTACTTTTGGGTTTAATTCTGGCACAAGTACTGCAAGCACTCTTGGATTAATCCTTGGGTTCGGTATTCAAGACCAAGGCAAGGAACTAACTCTTGCCCCAGTTAAGATTGCCCCATACATTGTTACTCTTTCAAAGACTAACCCAAAGGCTTACAACTCAATTAAGAGTTTAGTAAAAGCAGCATCAGGTAAAACAATTGATGACCCTAATACTCTTGGTGCTTGGGTTGGTCGTTTAGCTGAGAACATCTTCTATTCAACAGACCCAATAGTCAAGACTATGAGCATTGAAGATTTCCTTCGCTCAACAGCAAAGACTGCAAACGTAGCCGATGCAGCCGCTAAAGCAGCAGCATTGCCACAGCGTCAGATTTACCAGTACACAGAAGCAGATCGCATCAAGATGATTGATGATGTATCACTAACTCTTCGTGGTCAGGCTATTACTGAACAAGATAAAACACAAAAGTGGTATAAGGATCTTAAAAGTTCTATTGATAAGATGATTAGTACTGGTGCTGTGACTACAACATCCAAGGTTGTAAATCCTATAACCAAAAAATTAGAAAATAAGTCAGTTACTACTCCGGCTTTCTCTCAAGAAAAAGTAGCAACTGCTGCAGAGACTGCTATCCGTCAGGCGACACCTGAAGAGGTAGCACGTAAAGAACGTGTTGATTTTACAACTTGGATGTTCAATACGTTAGGAGGCTCAAATGGCTGAGACAGCAGCACAGAAGAAGGCACGACTAGCCAAAGAAGCAGCTTACATCAAGTCATTTAATAACCCAATCACAAGCCAGAATGACCCACGTATTGCTGCCAATATGGGCGTTGCTAACACACAGGTATTAAATAATACAGCAGCCAACCCTGTAGCACCAAAGGAATTAACTGATGCAGAGATTGCTGCTGGCTTAGCTGCACTATCTAAATTTGGAATTGGTGAAGCGCTTCTCCTAGATAAGATTTATGGAGCAGAACTTAAAAAAGTTTTTGATCTTTACAAAACAAATAAAACTGCAGCAGCAGATCTTTTATTTAAGACCAAGTGGGCAAAACTAGACACTGACGCTAGAGATCGTTACTTAATGCAGTTGGAAAACAGCGACCTCTTCAAAGAGCGTTTGAAAAGCTGGAAACTTGCCCTTATTCCTAAACTTAAATCCAGAGGCATCACTTATACAGATGCTCAGCTTGATGATTACTACCTTCGTGGTATTGATGAGTTAACAATTGTTGATGAACTATCAACTAAACAACCATTTACACCAGGCAAAACTGGTGGGGCACCGGCAGTTGATTACAGCACGTTACTCAGAACTGCTACTCGTAATGGTGTGTCGGTTGATATGCTTCCAAAGGTTCTTGGCTTTGACACTATTGACCAAGTTATTAAAGAACTTCAATCTGGTGCTTCCATTGAAAACTTTAATCAGATGATTCGTAACTACGCAAAGACTGCTCTGCCAGAATGGGCCAAGAAGTTAATTGATGAAGGTAATGACTTAACTGATATCATTAGTCCATATCGAGCAACAATAGCTGATGAGTTAGAGTTACCTTACACATCTATTGATGTAACAGATAGAAACGTTCAAAACGCTCTTTCCGGTAATATAAGCCTTTCAGAACTACGCAAGCAACTACGCAAGGATGATCGTTGGCAGTACACAGATAAAGCTAAGAGCCAGGTAGCAAATGCTACTAAACAGGTTCTTCAAGACTTTGGATTTATGGGGTAAACAATGGCCGGATATTATCAGACTGGAACGATGCTTCGTGCTGAATGGGAAGAACTTCAAAGAGGTACTGCAGCCCAATTACGAACTTCTTATGAAGAATACTTACAAAGACTTGGCTTAAAGAGCGAAGCAGAAGCAATTGCACAACGTGCAAAAGAAGATGCTAAGGGACCAGCCTTTGGCGCCCAAGCACTTCCACGTGGGGTAACATCTCTTAGTACGCGAGAAGACATTAAAATGTCTGACGCAGAATATGCACCTTATCTGGCTGGTCAAGCATCAAATGATGCGTATGCAGCAAAACAAATTCAAGCATTAACTGGTGGACGCATAACAGGTAAAGAACCAATATACACATATGGTACTCCTGAATTTCTGGCGTATATGAAAGAACAAAATGATATGCAAAGAGCAACGGGTAAACCTGCGCAAGCACCTAATGCTTACTTGGATGCACAGGCTTTTAATGCACGCTTTATAGAGTATAGCCGATTAGGTGCAACTGATCCAACTTACAATGATTATGATCCTGCTACTAATCAATTTAGTAAAAAACCAAATCCTTATTTTAATCCAAAAGTTTTAGAACCTACTGTTGGTCTGGGGCACCAGTGGCAGGCATTACAACAACAATTATTTGCAGCACCAGCAGGTCCAAAAAGAGACGCTGTTCAATATGAAATAGATTCATTATTTACAAAGTCAGCAGGAGGCGATCCAGTTGGTCAGCGCTTCTTTATGCGCACACCTGGTGATATTACTGGTGGTGGCGCAGTTGCTGGGACAACTGATAAAACTATACTTAATACAACACAAGATCCTAATGGCAATACTATTACAAAATACAGTGATGGTTCTTCAACCAGCACAAATAGCGCTGGATTAGTTACTCAGTTAACTGGTAATACATCAGGCAATCCTATGGAAGATACTGTTGCTGCTACAAAGAAAGCAGAACGTGTTTCTGCGTACAACACTCTTTACGAAGAGTTTAATAAGTATGGCTTAGGTATCCTAGTCTCTGATATTAAGAACTATCTAATTGATAACTCTTTTGATCCATCAGAGTTTTCTATTAAGCTGCAAAATACAACTGCATATCAAAATCGTTTTAGCGCAAACAAGGACCGCATTAAAGCAGGACTTGGAGCATTAAGCCCAGCAGCATACATTGCACTAGAAGACCAATACCAGAACGTTATGCGTAACTATGGTCTGCCTAGTACTTACTGGAAGCAGACAGTTGACCCAGTAACTGGAGTTACTTCACAACAAGGGTTTAATAAGTTGATTGCTAGTGATGTAGACAGCATAGAATTAGAAGATCGTATTGCTACAGCTCAGCAACGTGTTGTTAATGCCAACCCAGAAGTGCTGAGAGCGCTTAAAGAGTTCTATCCAGATATTCAAAATGGCGACATACTTGCCTATGTTCTTGATCCTACAAATGCAAAAGATGCAATTAAGCGCAAGGTGACTAATGCTGAAATTGGTGGAGCTGCAATTCAGGCAGACTTAAAAACTGGTTTAGCACGTGCAGATGAACTACGTGCCGCAGGCATTACCAAGGAATCAGCACAGCAAGGATTTGGAACTATTGCAGGTGGACTACAACGTGGCTCACAATTAGCAGCTATCTATGGAGAAGATCCATATAGCCAAGCAACTGCAGAAACAGAAGTCTTTAAGTTAGCAGGTGCTCAAGAAGCACGTAAGCAACGTCAAAAGATTACTGGACTAGAACAAGCAACATTCGGTGGAAAAACCGGATTGTCTTCTGGCGCATTAGTACGAGATCGCGCTGGAACTTACTAAATAAAAAGCCTGCCACTAGAACGACTGGCCTAGTGGAGCGATAATAAGACCAGGAGTAGGAGCCACATAACCCGCCCCAAGGATATGTGAGGCCTGCGCCAACAACTAATAGGGAGAAGGACCACTATGTCCAATTACGACTACGAGGATGATGACGACTTCACAATGGATGACTCATCAAACGATCTAGTAAAGCAACTACGCAAAGCGTCTAAGCAGAAAGACAAAGAACTAAATGAGCTTAAGGCTCAGTTCGAGTCTTTGAATAAGTCGCAGCGCGAAAGAACAATAAAGGATGCCCTCGCAGCTCGCGGGGTAAACAGCAAAATTGCTTCATTTATCCCACAGGATATAGACCCAACTGAAGAGTCTGTATCTAAATGGCTTGAAGATTATGCCGATGTATTCGGTATTGAAGCAGGCCAAAACCAGGCAACACATAACGTAAATCCAAACGATGCTGCAGCATATAAGCGTATGACAAACTCCGCAGACTCTGGTGTATCACCAGAACATAATGGAGATATTATGCAAAGACTGCTAAATGCAAACAGCAAAGAAGAACTGGATGAAGTTATTAGGTTGTCTGGACTCTAATCCGATCCTAAACAAGAAAGGCTAGACCTAATGGCAATTCCAACAGGTACCCCCACAACCACGTCTAGCATCAGCGCACTCGTAACTGCGGCATACGATCAATATGTCAGAATGGCACTTCGTTCCATTCCAGTTATGCGTTCACTAGCTGATGTTAAGCCAGTGCAACAGGCTATGCCAGGATCATCAGTTGTTTTCTCAATCTATTCAGATTTGGCTCAGGCTACATCTACATTGACAGAAACTTCAGATGTTTCAAGCATCGCACTAGGTAACCCATCACAGGTTACAGTAACACTGAACGAATACGGTTCAGCAGTTACAACAACAAAGAAGTTAAACCTAACTTCATTTAACGATGTTGATTCAGCTCTTGCTGACATCATCGCTTACAACGCAGCAGACTCTATTGACAACGTAGTAGGTCAGGTCCTGTCAGCAGGAACTAACGTAATCTACTCAAACGGTCCTTCAGGAACTGCACCAACTGCATCATCAGCAGTTCTACCAGTAGACACAATGACAGTTGCGGATATCCGTAACGCTGTTGTATCACTACGCACAAACAAGGCATTGCCTCGTATGGGTGAACTATATGCTGCATACCTACACCCACGTCAGTCAGCCGATCTTCGTGCTGA